TATTTGATTTATTAATAACTTCACCAAACTGATTTAAATTATCAAAGCCAGGGAATAATTCAAAGTCTCTGTCTATGCTATTCTCAGTTGATCCCTCAGTAATTGTTTTAAAGAATACACGAATATCAGATCCATTTCTTCGATATGAAGCAAATTGAACCGTTATGCTTGTTGCTGGATTATCTAATCTTACAAGTTTTGAAACATAAGATGATGCAACGGGATCTTGACCAGTTTTATTAACTCTTGAATCTGATGCAAAATCAGAAACAGGACTATTAATTCTATTTGAGGTTAATATCATACTAACTCGATCTAAATCAATAACAGGCGAAACATTTGAATTGGTGCTTGACATTAATACTTCAAGTGTCATTGACTTATTGCCAGGCAAATCTGATAATTGACGACTCTCATTTACTTTAGATGCAATCATTCGAGGAGTTTCAAAATGATTTTGATCATCAATTGAGATTGCTTCAAAACCTTGATCAACAAATGAAGCCTCTGCACCATCAATACTTGTTGCTGAAATTGTTCTGACTCTAGTACCTACAGAAGTTCCATTTGGTGTTATAGTTTGAATATTTGGAGTGAGTGTTTCAAACTGAACATTTTGTGAAACACTAAATCTTCCACCTCCACGTTTTGTTGATGAGAAGAATCTATCTGGTTTTGTACCACCACTTCTATCTTCACCATCACTATTCATATCAACTTTAATATGATAAAAGTCTAAATCTTTTGGATTTGAAACAGTGGCTGATGGACTGTTCATATCATGAGTCTTGTTAATTCTTCTGAGAGAAACACCAGAAAATTCATACTTTGTAAGTAATTCGCCAGATGAATGACTTGATTTAACTGTGTCATCAATACCTCTGGTTGTAATACCAGTGATAGATCCGTTTGCAACTCCAGTGTAAGATAAAATTTCACCACCTAATCTCGCATAACCATAGTTAGTTGTTCCGACTCCAACACCCTCAAATGTAGCAAAGTTAGATGAATCCACAACAGATATGTCTGATAAGGAACTAGTATCATAATCAGATGTAAGTTTAGTTGATGGAACATCAGGGTCAACACCCTCAATCTTAACTAAGTTATTAAAAGCATGCATTCCATGAGCTCGATGATCAACTTTAAAATGTAATCCATCATTATTTTGATCTATATCAATTGTTGTGATTGTAGATCCACTTCCAACAGTCTTTCCATCAACTCCAATAACAGTTGATCCGTTATTGTATCCTATTGTTCCTATACCTGTGACAAATGAACCTTGAATATTATCAATTACTAAACTATTTGTTGCGGTAATTAATCCAACAGAAAGAACAGCACCACTACCATTTCCAAGACCAAGAGTTCCAATTCCTAAAGTGTCACCAACTGCAAAGTTTTTACCACCATTTGTAAATGTAACAACACCAATCTTTCCATTCTCAACACGAACATTACCAACAATTCCACTTCCTTCTCCAGTTTGAGTCACCATTGGAACATCAGTATATAAGAAGTGACCACTATCAGGAGTATATCCAACGCCAGGATTCACAATAGTTACATCATTTGCACCATTGATTGTTGCAATACCAGCAACATTAATCAAAGTTGCAGACGCATTTAAATTATCAAATTGACTAATTTTAACGCCAGGTACTAATCCAGCAGCAGGGGTTGTTGATAGTGCTGTTGCCAATCCAACCACAGCTTTTCTAGATAAAGATTGAATTGAGTTATTTGGTAATGTAATTATTTGATCATTACCTTTTTGTAATTCTGGACTGAAAAATCTACCCACGCCTGGAGATGTATTAAACACTGCCTGACGAATTGTAAATTTCAAATCTTCATATTGACTTGCATCCCAAGTAACTCCATTCTGAGATTTAAATAAAGATCCCAAATATGGTTGTTGACTAATTATAACTTGTTGTTCATCAGGCAATCCAACAGTAGATATATCTACTTCACCCATTCTTGATATCCAAACATTATAATTCTCTGAAGCAGATATTAAAACAAGAGCGTACCTCGTTTCACCTTGCAAGTAAATTGGTGAATCAAATGTAAATGTAGTAGCTGCTGATCCATCTTCTGATAAATTAACCTCACTTGGATCTTTAACAACAACACTAAATGGTAGTATTTTTGATGTAGGTAATCCAGTTTCAACAGTTCTAATCTGTAGTGTCACTGGTAATTCATCATCTTTTGTTTGGAAGAAACAATCAACTGATGTGATAAAAATACCACTAGTATCATTAACTGTAAATGTTTGTGCTAATGGATCATCATCTTCAATGAAAATGAATCTATCTCTAAACACAGTTTCTGTTCTAACGACCTCGACTGGAACTTCTCTAATTACTTCAACTTCTCTTATAACATCAACCTCTCTGATTACTTCAACTTCTTGAATTACTTCAACTTCTCTGATCACTTCAACTTCTTGAATTACCTCTACTTCTCTGATCACTTCAACTTCTTCTATTTGTGTCTCAACTATATTTCTTATACCAGTAAGAGATTGATTAGAAGCGACTTGTCGTGTAATCCTATTATTAATAACTCTTTGATCATCAACATTCAATCTTTCAATCTGCGGAACTTTAGTACTCAAGATACTTTCTTGAGTTGTTTCTATCGCACCAGCAGCCGCAAAATTAGCCTCTGCAGCTCCTGTCACAGTTCCAGAAAGATTAGAGTTTGTTGGACTGGTAGT